GTTAAGAATTTTCTTGATACCAACCCTGATGGTTATTGCCTCTATTTTGACACTGAGGCTGCTGTTAACAAATCCCTACTTGAGTCTAGGGGCATTGACCTCAATCGGTTAGTTGTAGTTAATGTTGTGACTGTTGAAGAGTTCCGTAGCAAGGCACTCAAGGCAGTAGATATTTACTTAAAAAAACCTGTAGAAGAACGCAAACCCTGTATGTTTGTGCTAGACTCTCTAGGGATGCTTTCCACTGAGAAAGAGATTACTGACGCTCTCAACGACAAGCAAGTTCGGGACATGACCAAATCCCAACTTATCAAGGGTGCCTTCCGTATGCTCACACTCAAGTTGGGTCAGGCAAACATTCCCATGATTGTTACTAACCACACCTACGATGTCATTGGCGCTTATGTTCCTACAAAGGAGATGGGAGGCGGTAGCGGTCTTAAGTATGCTGCTTCTACTATCATCCATCTCTCAAAGAAGAAAGAGAAGGACGGAACTGAAATTGTCGGAAATCTTATCAAGGCAAAGACTGCTAAGTCGCGTTTAAGCAAGGAGAACCAAGATGTTACGGTGCGTCTTTATTACGATGAGCGTGGTCTTGATCGATATTATGGTCTTCTTGAGCTCGGTGAATTGGGCGGTCTCTGGAAAAATGTCGCAGGACGTTATGAGATCGACGGCAAAAAAGTCTATGCTAAAGCAATTCTCAAAGACCCCGAAACTTATTTCACACCTGAAGTAATGCAGCAACTTGATGCTGCCGCGAAACAATACTATTCCTATGGAACGAATTGAGACTACTATTCTCAGAAACCTTGTATATAATGAAGAATATTCTAGGAAGGTAATTCCTTTTATTCAACCCGACTATTTTGACAGTAGGACAGAGAAAGTTGTCTTCCAAGAAATCGTTCACTTCATTGTAAAGTATGGGTCGGCAATCACAATCGAAGCACTCAAGATTGAGTTGGAGAATCGTACTGACTTAACCGAAACTGAGGTTAAGGAAGTTCGTGAAATCAGTGATGGTTTTCATGATTCTCCAGTAGATAAGCAGTGGTTGCTTGACACTACTGAAAAGTGGTGCCGTGATCGTGCCATTTATTTGGCACTTATGGAATCCATCAACATTGCTGATGGTAACAATGAGAAGAAGAATCGTGATGCGATTCCTTCTATTTTGTCAGATGCTCTTGCAGTATCATTTGATAATCATATCGGTCACGACTACCTGAATGACTATGAAGCACGCTATGAGTCTTACCACCGCAAGGAAGACCGTATCCCGTTTGATCTTGAGTATTTCAACAAGATTACGAAAGGCGGTCTTCCTAACAAGACTCTTAATGTCGCTCTTGCTGGGACAGGTGTTGGTAAGTCTCTTTTCATGTGTCATATGGCTAGCGCCTGTCTGCTTAACGGACGTAATGTGCTTTACGTTACAATGGAGATGGCAGAGGAGAAAATTGCTGAACGTATTGATGCAAACCTTCTCAATGTCAATATCCAAGATCTAACAGATCTTCCTAAAAAAACCTTTGAGAATAAGGTAACAAAGTTGGCAGGAAAGACTCAAGGTACTCTTATAATTAAAGAATATCCTACTGCAAGCGCACACAGTGGACACTTTAAGGCACTTCTTAATGAACTTGCACTTAAGAAGTCATTTAAGCCTGATATTATTTTCATTGATTACCTTAATATATGTGCTTCCTCCCGCTATAAGTCAAACCTTTCTGTCAATTCATATAGCTATATTAAAGCTATTGCAGAGGAGCTTAGAGGCTTGGCTGTTGAAGCAAACGTCCCTATCGTTTCTGCCACGCAGACCACTCGTTCTGGTTATGGTAGCAGTGATGTTGAGCTTACTGACACTTCTGAGTCCTTTGGTCTCCCTGCTACTGCTGATCTTATGTTTGCCCTTATTTCTACAGATGAGCTTGAAGACTTGGGACAAATTATGGTGAAGCAGTTGAAGAATAGGTACAATGATCCCACCATTCATAAGAGGTTTATTGTTGGTATTGATCGTGCCAAGATGCGACTTTATGATTGTGAGCAAACTGCTCAAAACGACATACTTGACTCTGGGCAAGAAGAGGAGTATGATTACGAAGATAAGAAACCCAAAAAATCATTCGACGGATTTAAATTTTAATGACTAAGCATATTGATTTTGAA